GGTTGTCTGTGTCTTGCGCGGCGGTCAGGCCGATGACGGCGGCTGGCTCTACCGTCGCATTGTGCGTGAGCGTCGACTCGGAGCTGATATTGCCAGCCCGATCTATTGCGGCGACACGCCACACAACGGAGCCGCTTGCCGTGAGTGTAACAGATGCTTTATTTTCCGCGATGACCGTCTCGGGTGTTCCGCCAAGAACCGGAGTTGCTGTCGCCCAGGACGTGCCGCCGCAGCGGAACAAATAGCCTCTGATGTCTGGTTCGTTGACCCTGTTCCAGGAGAAATTCAGAATAGCCTTGTTTTGAGCGTCTGGGGCCACTGTCAGGCCTGTAACTGCCGCCGGAGGTGTGTCTTTCGTGCTGGTGGTATGCGTGGCCGTGGCCGCCGTTCCCGCGCCGCCCGCGTTGTATCCTGTAATTCGGACAGTGTGAGCAACGCCAGGTTTCAAACCTGAAATCGAAAAACCTGTCGGGCTGGAGAGATTCACAAGTCGATAATCCGCCGGGGCGGGCGTCAATCCTTCAGCATAGGCCACTTCGACGTATTGCGTCCGCGCCCCCGCCGTGAATGTGCCGGTGATTTGCGCCGCAAGCGTGCCATCTACCTGCACCCATGCAGTTGATGCAAGGACGATGTTTGTCGCCACCGCAGGAGGTATCGCCGTCGCTCCAGGTATTTCGGGCTCGGTATCGGGGTCCGAGTAAGTTTCACCTGATCCGGCCGTGAAATAACTGTCAGAATATGATCGAACTTTGAAGATTGCTTTGAAATCGTCACAGACAAGAGATGTGATGCGGAAAAGAGACGAGGGAATGCCGATGGCAGGCATGTCTATTGTGACAACCGAATTATCTTCAACACTGGTGAAATCTCGGGTTGATCCTTCGATTTTTGTTTCGCCATATTTTTCAACATTCTTGTGATAATCGCGTATTACAGCCGCGCTTGCGTGATCTCGGCAAAGTAAAAGCTGGACTGTTTTTTCATTTCGGCCGATTTGCGTGATGCTGGCTGCGTCTTCGGTATACGTGCTACCGATCCATTTCCCATTCGACGGATCATATCGATACTGCACCATTATTTTGTTCTTGCGTTCGCTCAGATCGCCCTTTCCAATAACGGTTATATCGGCATTGTCGATCGTATAAGTTTTTACACTTGTCCCTATTTTATCGATCGAGAAATGCCACTTCCCCGCGATGAACCGCAATCTGCCACGGCACATTAGCTCAATCTGATACGTCCAGAAGGCCGCCAGCTTGCGCTCGCTCAGGACGCCATCGAGCTTCAGTCCTGCCGCGTCGCAATCGATTATTGCCTGGGCAAACGATGCCGAGTCGAGATCTGCGGAGTCTACGCCGAGCCCCCAGCCGCCAGCGCCGGTATGGGCCGTCGTCAAGAGATATTGCATTACCCGAGCAGGGTTTCGGCATTGATCTTCGGTGAAACTGCCGAGCTTCATCCCGACGACTTTGACCACGATGTCGGGCCAGCGCCCATTGTCGTCGCGAGGATCGGCGGCAAATTCTATGTATGCATATCCCGGCAGCGTCGGAGCTGTAGGAGAGCCAAGCGAAACAGTGAATCCGGTCGTAATGACCGCCGTGTTCTTTGTAACCTCGGTATATCCCTGAAGTTCTCCGTTGCTGATCAGATACCGGAAATTGGCTCGTTCTGCGAGAATGGCTCTTATCGGGATCGGGTCCGCCGTTGTGCCACCGAACGGAATAGGAATAGCTTGCAATACAGAATCGCCGGAAGCATCAGGCCAGTCGGTGAGACGGATCACCTCATCGGGCAGATACCGCTTCAGGACCGGTAGACAGTCCTCGCTCACGGTCATGCTGAGAGTGCCTGTTTTTGGGTTCTGCATCCACGCACGCACTCGCGCCGCCCAGGTCTCTGATGCGCCCGTAACCGCCAGAAAAACAGAGGCGTTCCACAGATCGACCGGGCTCACAAGCGCCAGGCACGGTATCAACTGGTCAGAATTTCGCAGTTCGACAACAGTCTCTCGGATCTCGGTTCCCGCGTCGCTGTTCGCGCCCTTCCGTTTCCACGTCGGCTCAGATAGAAGCCGCCCGAGATATGTGTATCCGCCGCTCTCGATTGTTTCGCCCGCAAAGCGGTATGTCGAGCCGCCCGCGATGATTGTGACAAGCACGCTCACGGCTTTTCCTCCAGCTGCACGCGGAGTTGAGCGTCAAGCAGATTCTTCATGGGCTGGGGCCATGATGACGGGGGCTGAACCAGCCAGGCCTCGCCGGCATCCCCGAGATCGGCCGCAAATACTGCGTTGTCCCAATTTTTCGGTATTGCCCGAACCGCTGCGCGCGTGTTGGCCATGGCGATCGTGAGGATGTGCCGAGCCCGTCCGACACGCTCCTGATGGACTCCACCGCCGGGATAATCGAAACGCCGCAGCTGCTGATACAGCTCCGGGGTAAACTCGCTGACGACGATATCTGTCGGGCTACCGAGGATCAGATTGCCGACCGCCGGTGTCGCCTCTGAATTATCCAAGGCCTGCGAAGCCGGAATCAGGAGTCGCACCCAGCGCCGACTCAAGGCGGTAAGAGTAAAATATCCTTTTCTGTTTCCGGCGTCATCGAGGATCAAATCAAGAGCGATATCCACGGGGGGAGTGGTCCAGCTGTCAGTATCCGCGCCTTGCAGGTGTGCATGCGGGAAATTACACTGATTCAAATATAACCCGGTCAGCGAGACTGCCACGCCGAAATCTATCTTGATCCACACGTCGCCAGCGTATGCGTCCGCGTGCCAGCGCTGCATGGGGTCGATTGTGGCAACATTCGTCACCGGGAAGTCTGATTCTGCTCCGCTGCTGGTGAGATTCGACAGAGCTTCGAAACCGGTGTCGGGAAGTATTTTCATCGTCGCCTCACAGTCTCAGGGCCGGATTCGCCGAACCGCCGAACCGCTCGATAACCTGCTGGATGACTGCCGCGCCCTCGGAGTCGAGGCCGTCGCGGATCTGTTTCAGTCGATCTACGGTGTCGGGGCTGCCGGCATTGAGAATCATGATTGTTTGGCCGCCCTTCTCGCGGATCTCACCCAGGAACGTCAGCGCGTCGGATATCTTGTCGTTCTTCAGCGCGTCCTGCTTGTCCTTAATGGCCTGCTTTTTTTGCAACTCCACATCCAAAGCTTTTTGTTTGTTCGCGTAGTATTCAGCCTCAGCCTGATGAAACTCCTGGAAAGCCTGCGCCCTCGCTTCCATGGATAATGTCAGGTCTTTGACTTTCGCTTCTGCGAGATCAGCTAATTTCTTAGCCGTTACCATCTGCTCGTTAAGCTGCTCGGCACGGGCTGTTAAATAGTTTTCTTTTTGCGTCGGGTCAACGGACATTGCATACATGTCGTATGCGTTTGTGTATTGATCTTTCAGACCTGCCATCATTGCACGCTGGTCAAGGTAGGTTGTGATATCAGCACCATACAGACTATTGCCGCCAACGGTTAACGCTGTTTTCGGGTCTGGCACGCGCGGATACTTGTAACGGTCGATTGCGTAATCGCCTAGCGTCTCGCCGTCGTCAAAAAATCCGGTCTGTGCAACAGTGTTGCTTGCAAATGGATTTGACAGAGCAAAGCTGAACCAATCACCAGCGCGGGTAATAGCGTTATTTGCAAGCTGCGCTTTGAGCTGTTCAAGCTGCAACAATGCCTGTTTTCCTGTGTCCGTGTATACTTTCCCATTTACATCGGTTTGACGTTTCACAACCGCGTTTAAGTCTTCAATCGTCATTTCCAGCGCTTTGGTCGGGCTTGTTATCGCGGCAAATGACTTCTCATATTCACGCGCCGCAGCTTCCGCGCTGGCCTGAGCAACAAGCTTGCCATATTCCGCAAGGCTTGCTTGTGCTGCCGATGCATCTAAAGCATAGGTCGTTGTTTTCTTCGACGTGATGCCATTGCCCGATTTATCCCATGTATAGCCAGCATTATAAAACATCAGGTTTTGCAGCTTTTCAAACGTTGCGTCAGATATGCCGATCTGACCCGCAACTATGTTTTTCTGGTCGGATGCCTGCTTGACCTGCGTATTGATGTCGGCTGCCTGATTGATTGCCTCTTGCCCGTGAATAACGCTGCCGCCAAACAGGCCGCCATCGCCAAACAAACGACTCGTCACAAGCCCAAGGGCTAAGTTTGTGCCCAGCATCTGCGTCAAATTGCCCGTTTGCAGCTTGCCATCACGCCAGATATTGCCGCCATTGGTCAGGCCAGACAGCAACCCGCCGCCGCCTGTGCTGCTTGTTGCGCCGTTAATCCCAGATTTTGCGCTGGACGACCCGCCGAAAAAGGCAATGGTCATTGCATCGGATATGTTTTGATAAACAATCCGCTTAAAACCCTTTTCCAAGGCGGAAAAGAAGTTGCCTTCTTCCAAGCCTTGTACCATGGCATCGTTGAATACGCGTGCAAGGGGCTTTTCCAGCACTGCGCGCAAAGCGTCTTCTGCCTGTCCTTTGTCGCTGGGTTTTGACAAGGCATTCCAGAACGTTTTAGCGAAATTCTCGATTCCACCGAACATTGATTCGGCGCTTGATGTTTTGCTGTTCTGCCAGAGCCCGGTTGCCATGTCATACAGCGTGCCGGAATACCGCTCGCCAAGAACATCGCCCTTGATCCAGCCTTGGGCGGCTGCCACCGTCCCTTGTGCTCCACCTGATATCCAGGCGCCGGCTTTCTGAAGATTTCCGGAAAGCATGCCAGCGGCCTGGGCCAGATCGATCAACATTCCGCGGACCGGTTCAAGGCGGGACATTCCCAGCGCGTCGATGAATGACTCCGCCTGACGGGCCAGATCCGCGAACGTCATGCCCATCTGTTCGAGGTCGTCTACAGATGCATATTTCTGCATCTCCTCGAAGGCGTCGTGCATGGCTTTTGATAACGCTACGTGGTTGGCCGATAAATCTTTTACGGCTTTTGCGTGGTCTTTCGCACCCTTACCTGCCTTTTCGTGGGCTTTGGCAAGGGCTGCAATGCGTTCGTCCCCTTCCTGCCACAGGTCAGCGTTTCGCAGGCCGTCTTCCAGTTCTTTGTTTGCTTTCAAAGCCTGTTGCAGCATTTTGACTTCCGCTGACAACGTGTCCATGTTGGCAAGGCGCGTTTCTTCACTGACACCGGGGATGCCGGGCCGGGACAACGATTGCAACGACTCTTGCGCCATTTCCAGCTTGCTACGGGTGTCGTCGCTGGAAAGACCCATATACGGATTTTGTTTGTCCAGTATGCCACGTGCGCGTAAGTATGCAGCCAGTTTTTCTGTCAATTCCGTCAGCTTGTCGATTGCGGGCTGTAAGGCTGGCGCAAGGCTTGCCACGCCGTCTTTCAGGTTCGTGACCGACGTTTCAAACCTGTTAAAACTATCAGCTGCGCTTAAACTTGCCGTGCCAGCGTCCCCGCCTGTGCTGCCAAACTGAGTTAATACGTCGTTAAGTATGCTTGTGCGCCGTTCCAATAAATCAGCCGCGTCTTTTGCGCGCCCGAACGATTCCGGCAACAGGCCAAGGCTAATTAATGACTTTGAGTTGCCGCTTGTTATTGCTTCGGTGATGGTTTTAAAATTGTCCGATACGCTGCCGCCGAATTCATCTGATTTTGCTTCGGCAATCTGCCATAGTGCCGCAATTTCGCCCGTGTCGCGGCTTACCCCTTGCTTCATCGCGGCGTAGGTGCGGGTAACAAGTTCGGCGTCTGACACCTGCCCGCTTACAGCTTTGCGCGACGCTACCAGCACAGCATCGATGCTGACACCTACCGCCGTCGCGTAATTGCGCCAGCCTTCTTTGGCCTCTTGCAGGTCAGCGCCTTCTTTTGCAACGGCGTAGACAGACTTGATAACCGTTGTTGCCTTGCTTAGTATTTCGAGACCCTGATTAATGCCGGTTGTGTATTCCTTCCACGTTTCCCCGGCTTTCTTTTGTTCGGCGGCTGTGTTCTTCGTTTCCGTGCCAAGCTTCTTAACGGTGTCGGTAACGCGCTGGATGACGACGGCAGAATTGGCATCAGTGGTTGATATGGTGATCTGAATATCGCTCATTCCCACGTCTCCATTTCTGCGCGTAATGACTGTTGCCCTGCTGGCGTGTTGAGATCGAAGGTCTTCCAGGATGACTGCGATGTCGTCGCTTTGGGGCAAAACATCGCGGCCACTATCGCATCTACAGGGGGCGTTTCAATCAGGTCATCGAGGGCCGCCAAAAAGTCTTTGTATTCCCAATCGCGCACCTGATCCGGGGAGGCTCCCCACGCGCGAGAAACACGCATGAGGAGCCGCTGCCGTTCGCGGCGCCGATCACTGGCTGTTATCGGCCGGTGAGATTCGCCGCTTTCTGCACCGGCTTTAACAAAGGGCTCTGCTCCATCGAGGGGCTGAATACCTTCCGCTGCAGCCAGACCTCAGCGAGTAGATAAATCTGGTCGAGATCAAGTTTTTCTTCGATATCGGACTTGGTATATTTCAGCTCGGTTTTCGGATTCAGCGCGATCAGCGCCACATCCATCGACGACACGCGTACCGATTGAAGGTTTTCCTTCATGGTTGGCCGCTTTGCAAGGTGATCGCCGGCCGGTTTCTCGGCGTCTTTGCTTGTTTCCGTCTCGGCTTGCTTGGACTCGATCAGCTCGATATACCGCTCATGCTGTATCTCTGTGTAATGCAGCTGCACTCGATCGGAGCCAAGCTGGACGAAAATCCGGTTCTTCCCTTCGTCAACCAGCCAATCCGGGGAGGTTTCTTTCTCTGACATGATTTCTGTGTCTCCTTATCAGGTTCTCTCTGCGGCAATGCGCCCGGGGATTGCCCGGGCTGTCTCGATCAGGTGAATGTGATGACCAGGTTGTCGTCTCCGGCATCTTTGCGACACTGGCCTGACAGATTGAACAGGTTGATACCGCTTTCGCGCTGGATGCCGACGTTGTTGATCTTGCATTTGACTGCTTCGATCTTGACGATGTTGCCTGCGGTACTGCCGATAGTCGTCGTTATTTTTTCCTTTGTTCCTGCAAGCATGTTCGCAAGGAATGGCTTCGTGGCTTCGAGTTCGGCCTCGACGAGAGTCTGGAAAGTGACGTTGCGCCCACCGATGAACATGCCCTTAACCCCGTCGACGGAATTGCAGTCCTTCCGCTCACCGATCGTGTTTCCGCTCGAGAAGGAAATAGACCGATATACACCGGCCGACCACGAAGCAATCGTGATGCCTGCGCTCTGCACAATCGGAGCCACGGTGGTCTCAAACACCGGTGAGGCCGGTACCGTTGCATCGGCCTGTGATGAGAATTTGCCCTGGAACGTGAGCGTAACAAGCCCCTGCTGACCAGCGTTCAATGCCTTGTTGATGTTACCCATGCAGCCAACTATCTTGATCAGGCGGCCGGCGTCCCAAATATAGGCTGTGCCAGTCTTGTGATCGGCTTCGGCGCTGGAGCAGTTGTATGCAACACTGGTAAGGGCAACGATTGTTTCCTTGTAAGCACACGCCTGGAGCATAGCCCCGAGTTGCGGAGCAGTGCCGACAGTGCCAGAGCCCTTCAAGGAACATTTAACAGTGAATGTGACGAGTTTCCGGCCAAGCACGACCTCGGGATCGTCGAGGTAGCGGTTGATTTCGACCTGCTGAAGAGTTTCAGGGTCAAGATTCCATTCAATCGAGGCGCAGTTGACCGCGTTCGCTGATTCGGTCGGGACGGCGTCAGTGCCTGGCGTAGTTTCAATTTTGAAGGCAAGAAGCTGATTTCGTTCAAGAGATGGCATGTTTTCCTCCGTTTATCAGGGTCTGATTGAACAGATCACGGTTTCCGTCCAGCGCGAAATGAAAAAAGGGGGGGTGATTTCGTCACCTTCGTCGGTGTTGTTGCCTTGGGTTGTCGGGATGTTGATGCCGTTCAGTGCCGCGATTATCACGCCGTCCACGAGATTTGCGAATGCGTCGAGTTTGGATAACGCACCATATACTTTCGAATTCGTCTTCGTTCCCGTCGCCGGGGCGGTCGTGTCATGCAATGCACACCGAATTTTGATCGTGTGATACCTGGCGTCCTGATGCGGAGCCCGGATCCTGCCGCCTGTGAGAACGGCAACCATAGGACACGAGACCTTGAATTCCGGCTGTTCGAGCGGATCGACGCCGATGAAGATCGACGGAACCTTCGAATAGTTCGTCGTGCACCAGGTCGAAAGAGTCGTGCTGTTGGCCAGAGCCGCCTCAATGGCTGTCAGAATGTTCGTGATCGTTTGCGCCATGGCTCAACCCTCCAATACCGGGGCTTCCTGCCCCTTGCCGTAGGACTTGAGCCGTTCCGTAAGCTTTTCCTTGAACCACGCCGGGATTTGATCTCGAACGCGCTCAAACACGGGAATGACGAGAGGACGCCCCGGAATTTTCATGGTCGAACCGATCCGGCGATAGAAGCCAAGGCCGGCGAGGAATCGCTGCATGTCCCGGGTAACGGTGATCTGAGAGCCCTCAGTGAGTTTGAGAGCGATATTCACGATTCCTTGGCCAATGGTGTTTTTGCCGCCGCTTGCTTTCTTGCCGAGCGTTCCCGCCATGAAGCCGAAATCCATGAAGCCCTGGTCTTTGGCAACACGATAGGAAGCGAGGCCTCCGAGTTGGCCCCACATCTTGCCGGAATTCGGATTCGTGGCGCGGCGGTATCGGAGAAATCCCGCTTCCTTGACCTTGACGCCGGCATTTTTCCAGGCATTGCGGACGCTCCGACTGACCGGTGAATAATTCGGATCCGGCCGTGCCGTGCGAAGAATCTGCGTCGGATAGGACAAGCGTGGCCAGCCGAGCGAATTGCCCTGGATGGCCGTTTTCGCCTCCTGCTTGAGCCGATACCCGATCGAAGCCAGGGCGGAGTTCGTGGCGCGCCGGAGCTGCCCAGGAACCTGGGAAAGTCTTTGGACCGTGAAATCCAGTCCTTCTATGCCGACTCTCAGCATTCGAGCCGCTCCTTGCTTGCCACGAGTAAAATCGCCGTGTTGATGTCGCGAGAGATCTCATCTACGACTGTCCAGACCTTGGTTCCAATGGTGAAAGTGTCGTGCTGCTTGGGATTCGTGATGACTGCCAGTTGCACGCTGATCCTGGCCACGGCTGCCGGGTTTATGCCCATGACGTTATCCTGCATGCCGGCGCCTTCCTCGATCAGGACTGTCGTTGTTATGGCTGAACCACTGACCGGGGTGTAAGTGGCCGACCGACCGAATTCGTTCGAGTTGAAGAAAACGGCCAGGTCAGCTGCTAATTGTTCCTGGAAGGTGGTCATCGTTGCGGTTCATGTCGGCTGCTCATCAGGCCCGGCTCGCCACCGCCGGACGACACCCCCGAAGATCCGGGGCGTTTCGCAGAGGGAAGGTCAGCGGAATCTCACGTAAACGGTGCCGGTCGCGTCGCTGCCACGGCTACGAAAATACGTGGACGGCGTCGGCGTAATGAACTTGTCCAGGACGAGTGGTTCAATATTCGTTCCGCTTGCCCAGTTCATTTCGTAGGTATTCGTGCTTACACCGCTGCCGCCGTAGTTGAATTTGTAATCGCTGTACAGCCAAGCTTCATGGCATCCGCTCGGAAGCGTCGGAAGGATCGTGGCCGTTGCGCTCGAGATTGCAAATGAGGTTTCGCCCTGAAAGCCGGTGTTGCTACCGAGAGTTTCCGAATACGGCGAACCGGCCTGAATGGCGCTGCTGAGGAACGCGATAAACGTGATGAGCATGAGAAGTGTCAAGAACTTGCGGATCATGATTTTCTCCTTGTTTTCAGCGATCAGGCGGGGGCCGAAGCCCCCGCGGCGATGGCGTTATGCTGGTCAGACCGCCGTGATGTTGCTGAGCAGCTGTCCGGCGCCGACGAAGACCGGGACTTCGTCAATGTTGTGGCGGACGCGGATGACGTCGCCGCGGACTTTTTCCTCACGGTAGGTTTCGGTGGTCAGGATATCCGGGGAATCCGGAGTCCACAGGAATGAGCGACCAACACAGGGCTCGGAAAGATCTTCCGGATTCTCAGCGAAAATTCCGACCAGGGCATACTCGACGCTCCAAATGTCAGCAGCACTGAGGTCTTTGTTCTTCTTTGCCGAGTCATAGACGGCATTGCCGACCAGGAGCTTTTCGACACCGAAGAATTGCGCCAGGAGCTGCTTCTGGATTTCGAAATTCTCGAGCAGAACGGCCCTGGTTTTGTCGACGTGGGACAGAAACTCGCCGGCCATCAGCAGTGCATCGAACACCGACCGACTGATGGCCATTCCGTTGGCTTCGAGGCCGGTCCTCTGGCGGATAAGCTTCTTCGCAGCGTTGACGTCTTCCTTGGGAGTGGCGTCGTTCGGCTTGTTCCATTCGTTGATAACGGCGTTGGTCTTCCCGGCGAAGGTGGTTGCGTTGAACATCAGATCGGCGGTTCGTTTCTCGCGCGAGCGCAGGATGACGTTCATCGCGCGCTTCGTGGCAACGACCTCTGCATCGAAGAAACGGCGATACAGATTCGCCTCTTCATCGTCGATGACGGCTTCGAAACCGTGATCTTCGCAGCTATAGGTCCCGGACTCGAAGCTGAAGTCTTCGCGGGCGTAGCTGGATTTCGGCGCGCGCTTGATGTTGTGCGGGAGCTTCAGAACAGCTTCCGCCGGGATGATGGGGTAATCCGAGGTCTTTTCCTGGGTCTTGAAGATTGGAAGAACCTGGTCGGCGATGAATCCGCGCTGTGAGGCCTCCATTGCGTATTCAAAGGCCACGGCGCCGAGATCGGGGCGCTGAATGGTGGTCGAAGAAGTGGGTCGAGGCATGGTTATCTTCTCCTTGTCAGATCGTCAGATCAGTTGTTGACCGTGGTGGTCTTGCCGTCGTTGTAGGGCAGGACCTCAATCACGGCACCATCAACACCAGCTTCAAGAGCCTTGCCGATGCGGCGATACGTTCCGTTCCCGGCCGGAAGAGCGGAAATCTTTCCGTCTGCGTCGGCGTAGACGTCAGCTTCGGCGGGGATGACGCCGGAGCATTCGACCTCGACGGTGTGCCCGCCGTTCAGATGGCGAATACTGACGGTCTCAGCGTTCGCGACCTTGAATTCGGTTACGCCGATCGGATCATCGGTCGCGGTTGCGGTGTTGTAGACGGCGCCGGTGCCCAGTTTGACGAGGCGGTTCGCCTCCAGGGCGGAGCCGGCGATATACGGACGAACGGGTCCTTCGAAATACATGGTCAGGCTCCTTTCTTGTTGATGGCCTGGAGATACTTCTCGTGCAGGCCCGGGTTGGAAGTCGCAATGGCGGAAACAGCCTGCCCGCGGGTTTTGCCTTCGCTCATGAGCCGGGAAATTTCGGTTTCATAGGCATTCACGCTGTCGCCAGAAACGGCGGCGGCGGGCTCTTCGGCTTTGACGGGCTTGGTGGCCTGAGAGCCCATCTCTGCGAGAGCGGTCCCGCGCTTGGTCTTCTCGGCTTCGAAGAACGTTTTGTATGCCTCGCCGGCGGTGAGGCCTTCGGTGATGGCTTTCTGGGTTGCCTGCGGATCGGCTCCGGCATTCAGGAGCGAGGTGATGCGCTCTCGTTCGGCTACGGCACCGGTCTGGTGCGCCTCGGTTACGGCCTTCATCATCTCCTGCTTGCCCTGTTCCACGCCCATCGCGATGACCTGCGAATACAGATCCGGATGGTTTTCCTGCAGTGTCTTGAGATCCATGTTTCGGGAACTCCTTTCATTTGTTATGGCCAGGGCTCGCCCCCTGGACCCGATAGAATCGATCAGGCCCACGGCGTGGGCTTGCTTCCCTATGAATTCCTTACCGTCCGCCATCGCCAGAGCCTTTTCGGCAGTGATGCTCCGCTGAGTCGACACGGCGTCGATAAACATCGAATAAATGCCATCGACCATGTCTTGCAGATACGCCCGGCCCTCGTCTGAAAGCGGTTTCTCTTCGCTGGTGAGCCGTTTATATTTCCCGGCCGTGATCGGTGTTTTCTTCATGCCGATCTTCGAATAGAAGTCACTCAGGTCGTAATGGTCCATGACCACGCCGATCGATCCAACGATTGCGGCTTCGGTCGCGATGATCGAGTCGGCAGAACTACCGATCCAATATGCGGCGCTCGCCATCATCCCGTTCGCAAATGCGACGATGGGCTTTTTCCCGCGGGCGGCAAAGATTTCGGCAGCCAGTTCGGGCGTACCGTCGACACTTCCCCCGGGGCTATCGATATCAAGCAGAATGGCATCCACGCTGCTGCGGCTCATGGCTGTGCGGAATGCCTCCGCGACGACATCAGCGCCGGTGCTCCACTCGTCCCATCCGATCAGCATCGGGGTTTTCGTGATGACGCCGTGGATCCGGATCGTGGCAACGCCATTTGAAACGGACAGCAAATCCTTTGCAGTTGGCGCCGGCGGGCGACTTCCCCATGCCTCAAGCGCCTTTTCATCTTTGGCCTGGCATGCCGAAGCACATTTCGAAATGATGTCGTCAAGGCAGCCGGGACGAATTGACCAAGGCCGATTCAGTGCATGCAAAATTGTGTTCATACGGTCGGCTCCTTGATCATGGCTGCAACAACAGCAGCGCGCCGGGTCTGTTGTTCGGTGGTGTTGCCCTGTTCGGCGTCTTCTTCCTTCGTGGGAGCGGGTGCCTTCGGCGCCGCGGGTTCGATAGACACGACGGCCAGGCCGGCATCTTTCAATTTTCCTTTTTCCCGGGCGCGTTGCTGAATGATGTCTTCGTAGTCTTTGCCGTTCGCGGCCGCTTCGTCGGCCAGCGTCGACAGGTTGTAGTCGATGGCCATCTTGGAAGCCTCGATTTCCTTGACCGGATCGACCCAACCCCAGCCGCCGCCAATCCACAAACCACGGCAATACGCCCATCTGCGTTCGTAAAAGCCAGGGGCGTCGAACAGCCCGCGCAGAAAGGCTTCCTCGAGAACCATTTCATATACCGGCTGACATAGTTTCGCGGCCAGCCACTTGCGCCAATGCGTGAATACCCGCCGACCTTCGAGCAATGCCGCGCGGGCACTGCTGTAATTGGTCTGCGAAAAGTCTTTCATTACCAGCTCGTAAGGGATGCCCAAACACGCGCATATCGTCCGGATGGTGGACCGGAAGAACGGTTCAAAGCCTTCAGCGCTGCGGCTCGGATCGACGAAAGAAACCTCGTCACCTTGCTCGTTGTAATAGACCAGCCCGGGTTCCATCTGCTGAAGGCGTGTACTTGCGGTTTTCGTAGATGTTTCCGTGTCCGTTGCATTGCGCATGGCTTCCTGGATGGGGTCCGTTTTCTTCGTCAGGATCATGGTCAGACACGCCTGGATGCGTTCTTTCATGACCCATGCTTCGCGGGTCTCGGCGACATCCTTGAACAGCGTGAGAACCGGAGTCAGAAGCGGAACGCCGCGGATCTGGCCGGGACGCAACGGGCGGTAGATGTGAAGAATCTTCGGCCGGTCGAAACTGTCTCGGGCGTCGATCACGTCATAGTCATTGAGCTTCCCGGCCTTGCGGATCGAATATTTATCCGGCTCTCCGTGCGCGCCAAGCAAAATCCCGTATTTGTAATTGCTATCTGAAGAGGCGAGGCGGTCGGCCTCGATGATCTGAAGTCGACGCGCCAGAGGCTGCGCGGAATCTTCGATCCATGTGGGAATGACGACGGATTCGCCGTCCTCGATAACTTTGCGTACTGCAAGATATTGTATTTCATCGAATGTAAGACGACGGCCGACATCGGCGAATACGTTGAATTGCGCCCAGATGTCTTCGGCCTGGCGCCGGATCGTTTCGGCTTTGTCTTCTGAGATGCCAAGGTCTTCGGCTCGGATGCGCGATTGAAGTTGCAACCCATTTCCGGCGATATTGATCGACATGGTTTCCGTTGCGCCGGCGGCCACGCCATCCATCGTGTTCTGTTCACGGGAACGATTGCGCAGCGCTTCCAGTTCGTAGTTCATGGGGTCTGGATCCTGACGGCCCGTCGACCAGTCTGAGCGAGTGCGGTCGCGAGATGCGCCACGATACATGGTTGCAGCTTCGAATTTCAGACGGTCGACAGCGCGCCGGGCTCCCCAAGTCGGGAAAACCGCCGCGATCGCACGATCGATGACACGTCCGATGTCCATCACTGAGGTCTCCCGAAGGTGATCTTGTTGAACGCACCGCCGCCGCCGGAAGCTTTCGCCTCTTCGGCACTGATTTCACGGTTCAGTTCCTTGATGGCTGTCTGAATCTCGGAAATATTCGCCCTGGTGAGCGATCGACCGTAGGCCGTATATGACTGAGCGCCAGCCAGAATGGCTTCTTCTGCTGTTTCATAGGTGGCCAGCCGGGTCTTAAGTTTGGCTAGTGTTTCCGCGCTCATCGTTGCCTCCATCGAATTCGGCGCAAGCAAAAGGGGCCGCTGTGGTGTTGTGCCCACAACGGCCCCTTGGAATTGCTCGCTCGGATGAGGGATCAGCTCGTCCTACTCAAATAATGTGGCATTTCAAGCCCCGGGTCAATAGAACGTGGTATTTTACTACACGAACTTCAGGCGCTCGGATGTTCGACGCTCTTGAATCGTGTCCCGCAATATGTGCATTTATGGCTCCTGATCGGCGGTTTGCTGCAATATACCCGCGCGCGGGACCGGTGACACAGCGGGCACTTAGCGCCGTCGACTTGGTCGTATCGGACTGTTGCATCCTGGATGAGGAACACGAGCTTTCGAAGCGTTTCGATCGAGATACCGAGGTGTTCTACCATTACCGTTTGAGCCATCCGTTTGTGCCTCCGAGCCATTTATTTTCGTGGTCATCTTCGCGAGGGGCCTTCATTGTCTTTGGTTCTCCCGTTTCCCCGGGCGCCGGCCACCATCTCAGGCCGATCATGTCGGCTGCTGCGTGTGACAGGACGGCGCAGTCCCAGAGATCGTTTCTTTTGTGCTCTGGACATCGCCAGAGCCCCCGGGAATCTCGGTATTCCGCTGTGATGTGCTCGAGATATGCTGGCGAAGTTTCGCGATGCAGGTGGAATCCGCCGCGGGCATTCGGCCCAAGCGCGATCTTGCCCGCTATCATGTCTTTGAAATACGTCGTGTTGATCAACGCGAGAGCCAGGCCGCCCGGTATCGGCTTCCCATCAGGATACTGATCCTGCTTTTCCAGCCTCCATGGTCGGTTCATGCGCTGCATGCCCTTCGACGCGCGGCATTTTTTGATGCTGCGGCTGATATCGTAAACCTCAGCGGTCCGGTGACCGCCGGAATCCCACAAACCGAAGCATGGCCGCATCCCGCCGAAGCTGGACGTCTCGAGTAACCGGATCAGATCGGTGGCTGATTGCATGTAACCTTCCACGAGTAGCCAACTCTCGAGGTCTCGTCCGAAAGCTCGGATCTCAAACCAGAAACCTAGATCCTGAGAGTCAACGCCGAAGGTGATGCCCAGGACGCCGGAGTCCGGTAGCTGGCCGGCAGCGCGTGCATCCTTCAGACAGGCCACTTCCTCGATCTTTCTCGACTTGTTCTCGTCAGGGTTCCACGGCAACGCCAGGCCGGAGTTGATGAAGTTGTGAAGCGGCCCGAGGAATCCGACCTTCGCCTGGTCATTCGCCTTCAGGAACCTAACCGCCATGTCGCCCCACTTCGTTACTGGGCTGTACATCTCCGGCAGACGCAGGGAAATATGCTCTGTTTCGTCCGGATTCTGCGGAACCCATAGGCCGGAAAGGCACATCTGAAATTTGTCGCGCTCGCGGATATCGCCCTTGCATGATGGACATTCCACGTATGTCTGCGCCCGGATCTCCTTCAGATTGTCGCATTCTTTCGGCCACTTCACGTTTTCCCACTCGATCGGGAACCTGGAACCACACCGCGGACATGGGACCTGAAACAGGCTTCGCGACCCTTCGTCGTAATTTCTGCAGATGATGCCATTCGGAAGTGTCGGCGTGCTGCTCATGATCCCTTTTGAATCGCGAAAAAACTTCAACCGCTCAAATGCAAGGCTTACGAGATCGGCTTCGGCATTCGATTCCGTGTAAATCAGAAATTTATCGGTTTCGTCCAGGACAATGTATTTGCAACTCTCGGCGCTCATCTGGTTTGGGTTCGCACCTCGAATGAAAATCGTCATCGCGTCCAGCTGCAGCTGTGTCTTCTGAAAATCATATCTGTCATCGGTCTTGTGCCGTCTCAGTGCCGGGTTGTGGTTGATCAGTTGGACCAGCTTCCCCTCGCTGAATGACTTCGCCGCGGTGAGTGACGGGCGAACAAACAGCGCATTTCCCGGGGCGTTGGCGATCGCGTAGCAGAGCATCAGCGCAGTCGTTGTGGTCTTAGTCGTCTGGGCCGCCCAGCTCAGGGTGATTCGACGGACGGCTGGATCCGCGAACGCCTCGAGCGGATATCGGGTATACGGGGTCATGTCAGTTCGGACCGGGCCCTTGATCGGGCTCACTCTGGTCGTGAATTCGATATTCGCCTCGACCCATTGCCACGGGTTCAGATCGGCCGGCGGCGTCCAACTCTCCGCCCAGAGGCTGTTGAAGCACGCGATGTCTGAAATCATGCGGCGGCCAACCTTGCAAGCGCACGGCGGATCTCTGGCTCGAGAAGTTTCTGAATCTGGTGCCAGGGAAGGCCTTCACATTGCGGGGATACCCGGCCCGGAATGTCGAGCAGGATTGATTTTGCCGACTCAATGTTCCGCTTCATGAACGTATTGAACTTCGCTGTTTCCGTCAGGGCGCCGGTTTCTTTCAAATACTTCACCAGCCCCTGTTCGGCCTTGGCCAGAAGGTCGAGCGCATCCTGCCAATCCTGGAACCATCCCCTTGCCGTCGGATCGTTTGCATCCACGGCGTCGCACCATTTCCGATGCAACTTTTCTTCGGCATCACGGAGGCGTTTTACCCCAGCCTCGAGTCCGCGGGCTTGCCGCTTGGCAGGACGCGTCGGCGCCTGGCCATTTGGCTTGCATCCGACCACTTTCGTGTGCAGTAGCTCTGCTGCGGCGCGCGCCTTCGAGTCGGACCGCCGTACCGGTTGGGCGAGGATCCATGACACCCATGCGGCCAGGTCATAGCCTTTGCCGCGGACGAACTTCGGGGCGCCAGCAGCCAGGAGTCGCTTGCGTTGCGCGCATGCAATGTTGAGCTGTCGCTCGAGTTCCTCGGCTGTTACGTGTTTGGATGCCTGCGCCATGTTGTATCACCCGTCCTTGCGTATCATCTATTTCAAAATCGCTGCGCGCTCGAAGCGGCCGAGCCGTTCCCGACCCTCTTCTAGTTCACCCCCAGGAAGGACCCGCCAAATTTTCAGCACCCCGAAAACCCGCATCAGAAGCGGGTTGCGATGCGCCGTTGAAAGCGGCTCGGGGAGCGCGTTTGCGAGTGGGTTGAAGATGTGCTTGGTCCGACCCTGGCTCTGTGCTCCGAACTGTTTGCTGACGCCGCAGACCTCTCTGCCGATACCGCCGAATTGCGCATGCCGCCCGGGCCTTCTGTCGCCGCTCCCTGACGACCTTTGCTCTGACGACGTCCGGAAGCATACCCAGGAGAGCCTTGTCTATAGAACGTATCAGCCGTCTGCTGATGTCATCGGCCCGACAAAAGATGGCGATGCCGTGTGTCTCGCTCATCCCTGCCTCCTCGTCTCGTTGTATGCCATCTTCGTGCAAATCGCGGCGTCCAGGTCGATCTGGTAGAAGCCTGCCAGTGAAAGCGCCAGGATAACGACGTCTGCCAGCTCAGCAGCCACGCCCTCAGGTTTGCCATCGGGACCGGTCCATGACTCCAGACGCTGGCATCGGTATGCCTGTCCGACCTCAGCAACCTCGCAATGCAGGTGGGCGACGTGGGAATCGAACTGCTCGAAGGCATCGAATCTGCCGGTGTTGATTGCGATCGAGAGAGCGGATTCTTGAAGGCTGGCAATAGGTGATCGGATTGGCTGTTTGGCTCGCAGTTCTGCGCGCATTTCTTGATCACTGATATCGAGTCCGGCCGGCACAGGTAATACGTCTCCCGGCTTCATGGTTTTCAGTTTTCCCATGAATTCTTTCTTGATCTCTTCGCTGCTCTGTTTCATGCGGCAATCTCTTTCTCGAATACAATGAAGTGCCGTGCTCGAGCATTGCGGCCAGTGGTCACGCAGACGGCTGCGACCTCCTTGGGGTTGAGACCCTTGACGGGGGTTGGCCACAGATAATGGATGATTCCGACACGGGCACCAGGTGCCAGGACTTCGACGGCCCGAGTCAGTAGCTGATGCGGAGTCGGATATTTGCTTGCTCCTGGCGGATATTTTGCGGCGTCGATTTCGCTGTACGGTGGATCGATCAAGATTGCTGGCCACGGCTGACCATCGAGCATGGGCCACGGGTCTCGGGCATCCTGGTCGAAATCCGGTGATACGGCAGGGTCGAGGTCCAGCGTCTTGTCGTGTGGTCCGAATCCGCCGCGATAGGGGTAAAACCGCGCGAGCCCACCGCATGCGTGAAGGACGGGGACGTTCACCGATACACCCAGGAGTTTCCTTGCTCGTTCCGGGAAGCCTCCGAGATAGGCACCGTATCGTTTCGTTCCATTCGCTCGTTTGGCGCGCCCCAGAAGCCAGAAATCTGTGATCGGGCGATAATTCATTTTGTCTGTCCTTTTGTCTGCGTATAGTTGTTTATAGTTGTGGAGGGTATAAATATATATAAGAACGGCATCAGTAGATGATGTGGAGGGTTGTGGATGGTTTTTCCGGTATATTGGGGAAAACAACACGATTTTGTTTAATGCGTCCTACAATGGGTTGATTTTCCAGTTTTCCTAGAAAACCCTCCACAACCCGGCGAATCAACATCAGAACAAGACGTGAGGGTTTAGCCAACCCTCCACAAAGGACCATAAAACCCGGCACGAGCTGCCGAAAGTGTGTCATTTTCACCGCGCTTTCACGGCAACGATCGACTTGCGATATGCCTCAAGCTTTTCCTGAAAAAAGGACACATCGTCCTGTGTGAGGTCGTCGGACGGCTTCAAAATCTGGTATACATTCCCGGTCCGAGTCTTTGCTCTGGGATAGTGTTTTGTCATAAAACGGCCGAATCTGGTCTCGGTGACCGGGTGTTCGTTTGTTTCGTTGCACCAGAGGCAATACAGGGCGTAAACCTGACGGGAATAGATTGTCATGCAGTTTACGGGAATCTCTTCATTCTGCCAGGCGTGCAGGAATTTCTCGGGGGTCCGTTCGCAGAGGTGAGATAAAACCTGTTTTGCCTCGGTTGCCGGGGGCTTTGCGTGCGCTCCGCCGAAGTCTGAGCAATCATAGTTGAGCAGGTAGTGATACAGGCCGGCCGCTCCACCGGCTGCGATTTCGGCGCCTATTTCCTTGTAATATTCGGCAGGCTCGACCCGATCGCAGCGCAGGACAAAGAAACGCCGATCATCGCTGTCGATCAGAAGCGGAACATCTTCATTCGAGAGAAAGACCAGGTTGCAATGATTTGCCTCGACGCGAGGTTCAATGCCCTTCCGATTGATCCAAGACGTGGCACCGGTCACCAGGCCTTTGATCCGGTTTTTCACCTGAACCTGCTGCAGGTTGCTCACAACTTCATCGGCCACCATCATCAGCCGTCTGGAAAGCCAACCAGTGAAATCACTCTCGATGGTCTTCTGGTCAACAACGCTGCCGTAATCGCCGTAGATCTTCAGGATGGTTTCGAACAGCAGATTCTTGCCGGTTCCCTGGGCTCCGTGGATCACCAGCGCGGTCGCCATCTTCGCGCCAGGATGTTGGAGCGGCCAGGCCAACCAGCAAGTCATCCAGTGACACGCTGCCTCGTCGTAATCAGACATGTGCAGCAGGTGCTGAACCAATTTTTGATGGGGCTTAGATGCGTCGGCGACCAGGGGCCAGCCTTTGAATAAGTTGATCTGATGTTCGGCGGCTCCGCCCGGTTCGAAGACAATATCTTCCATCTTCACAACCCGCTTTTTCATGGTCTCAAGCCAGCGTTTGCCATCGTTCGGGAGTAGATGTCGGAATGCTTCGACCTTCATCGACTTTGCCTGGTCGGTGTCCCATATTTCCGACAATCCGTGAATCAACGCGTACCGTTCGTTGAGCTTTTCAACGAAATCCGGGGGGGCATGATCCTTTTCCTTCCGGAATTTGATTTCCTTCCGGAGTGAATGGCGGGAAATGCCCAGCGTTTTGGAGATGGCAATTTCGAGTTGTTCGGCGCGGACAGGGGAGAGCTCGATCACCGACAAGGCCCGTATAAGCTCGTTCGAATGGTCGGGCTGGACGAAACCGAACAGATCCCTGGAATATTCTTTAAGCGTGCCAATCGCGTTATCCACGAAGGGCGCGGCGACCAGGTAATCATCGATTCCCTTTGCGCCCGACCATACGACGATGCGCACCAGGGCGCCACGGGCATACAGTTTCACGGCCAACTCATACAGTGCGAATCTGACGCCGGGATTTGTCCAGAGATCAGAGTCAAAAGCGAGGAATATCGTTCGGCCGTCAACTCGGAAATCTCGCAGACAGCCCCACATCTCTTTATCCCGCCAATCTTCCCGAGAGCGCCCGCCCGCCTTGAAGTTCCAGACGCCAGGAAGGCTGATGCATGGTTCGCCATGCTGCAAGAGCTTCAGCGCCTTCTTTTCGCCCTCGGTGATCCAGATCGGAACATTATTTTTTTCCTTCAAGGCCCAGACTTCCTGGGGAATCCACGGCATGGCAGGAATGCCCAGGGGCTGCAGGTATTTCGTCCCGTTCACCTCGGGATAAAGGCGAAATCGGCTGTATTGATGTGTTCCGGTTTCATCGCAATTTTTGAACTCAACCAACTCACACGACTGGAGTATTTCAAGGCCTTCGAGGCGGCTTCGGCCGAGAGACCGGCGAAGATCTTCACGGTTGCCGCGCCAGAGTCTAACGTCAGCACGTTCGAGCGTGGCCGGCATCAAACCAGACCGGGCCATATCCTCCACAGCAAGCTTGACGGTGCCGTTCGAAGGATCGCGGCCCTTCCAGAAGTTCCCGTAAAGGTCCAGATCTACCTCGATCGGCCTCGGAACAATCTTTAGCTGAGGCTGGGGGTTCATCGTCTGCCTCCGTCCAGCGCGTAGAAACTGCGTTTTATGGGGAATCGGGGCATCACGCCGTATTTCACTTTGAACTGAACGGCTGCCCACCCTGGTTTGAAATTCCTGAATCGGCCGGTCTTTTGGAGCTCCTGAAATGTTATCCAGCAATGAAGTACATCAAGAATTGCGTGGTAAAGAGTTTCGTATGCTTCATCGTTTCGAAGTTCTTCGGCTGTGCCGGCAGCTGCGCCAAAACCGACCAGTGAAACGATCCGGTGCTTGAATTCGCGCAGGAATATGTCTTCGTTATCGAAGGATGGGTTGGCCATCCCAAAGCACAGAGCTTCCGTCCACAGGTGCTGCGCCTTGGGCTGTAATTCGAATATTTTGGCCAGGCTGTGTGGCTCGTCGTTTGAACTCTGCTTGTGCAATGGGATGGCCATGATGGTGTGTCTCCTTCAGCTAAAACGGGACTTCGTCCTGGGTTGGGTCGTAACCGGCATTACGGGACTGAGCGTCAGCATCAGGAGGCGGGCCATCATGTTGGGCCGGACCCTGTCCGCCTGCCGATCCAAGAAACTGAATCTGATCAGCCACTACCTCGGTCGCATACCGCTTCTGCTTCGATTCCTTGTCTTCCCAAGACCGTGTCTGCAGACGGCCTTCGAAGTATGCGGGGCGTCCTTTGGTCAGATACTTCGAGCAGTTTTCCGCCTGCTTTCCCCAGACGACGACATTGACGAATTCGACCTCTTCTTTCATGTCGCCGTCTTTGCCCTTGTATTTCCGGTTGATTGCTATGCCCATCTTGGCAACCGCCATTCCCTGGGGCGTGTATTTCAACTCAGGATCCCGGGTAAGGTTCCCGATCAGCATGACTTTGTTGAGATTCGCCATTGTTATTCCTCGCCCTCCGGCTCGTCATCAACGTCGTCGTCTTGATCGTCGCTGTCGTCTTCGGAGTTGGCTTCATCTTCCGGAGATAGTTCGCCAACTTCCTTTTCATCCAGATTCCGCTCAGTTTTGCCGGCTTTGGCCTTCACGTCGTCCAGGACTAGCTGCCGATCGGCCGGGAGCATGTCCTCTTCTTCAACGATTTGGTTCAGATCGAGCCGGAACAGTGTTTTCTTGCCGGCGATCGGAAAGTTGAGACGCCACTCGCATTCGACGCTCTTGTTCTCGTATCCGGTCGAAAGCTGAGTGATGAGGAGATCGATCTTGCTCGAGCATTCTTTGATCTTGGCCGAATACATCGAAGCGTTTCCGCTCTTCTGGTCTTCGAGCTGGGACTTTCGCTGAAGATTCAGGATGAGATCGGACTGAAACGTATTCTTTTCCTTCTGCGTGAACTCGACCGTCAATTCCTTCGAAGTCTTGCGGATGAGAACCGGAGCTTGTTCATCGATGAGTTTGTCGGCTTTCTCTTTTGCCGTCTTTTCTTCCTCAACAGCACCAGGGATGCTGACATCGAGCATGGCCTTGAAACGATCATGGATTGCCTTGCCCATGGCGACGGCGTCGATGATGTCCTTGGCGACCTCTTCAGACAAGCCGTTTTTCCTGGCCTTGTTAATGTATTTTTCCCACTCCTTGGGCTTCACGGTTTCGAATCCGACAACAGTGGTTGGAGAAACTTTGCCTACATTCGGCTCGAGATGATTGATGACTTCAAGGCCGTGCAGTTCGGCTTCGAAATCGGCCAGAATGCCTCGGGCCTCGTCCAGGTTGTTGCAGGACTGTATTCGTTCCATGTGTGTCATTTGGTTCGTCTCCTCAGTTTGTTTTGCCCTCGACGTCATCCGTCCAGGACTTCTTCAACAGGTGTTCCACAAGTGTTTGTGCTGTTTCCCGATCGCCCGGCGTCCATATTCGCAACGAGGGGTATCGATTCTGCCAAGCAATCAGGGTTCCGCGGATCGAGTGCGGATGCGTGCCGTTGGGCCAGTCCTCATACAGACAGTTCAAAATTCCATTCATTGATGCTTCTATGACCAGGTGGAACCGGCGGAATTTGTTCGATCGTTCCAGTTCTCGCTCGAACCGGTCACGCTCCCACGTCATGCACTGGACGATCTCGTTGTGTCTCTTTCGCTCCACCACAACCGAGTTTTCGAGGCCTTCGATGCTGTAATCTCCGGTCTTCAGCGTCCGAATCTCGCTCGGGTGCGAAAAGGAATACGGGAGCTGTTCGCGAGTGTCTATGATGATCGCTGGAATGTTCATGATTACTGCCCGTTGAGCGCGTTTTTAGCGATCCTTGCCATTTCATCAACGCCTTCGTTGCTCACATACCCACGTTTTGAGGCTATGTCCTTGAGCGCGGTCTCATACCGTTCCATCGTGGTTGTAATCAGGGTGCCTTTGTCGTTCGTGATCTGGTTCACATCCACGCCCAAGGCCGCTGCGCATTTTGCAAAAAAAGAAGCTGGCGCCCACTTTCGGCCAAGCTCAATGGCGCTGATATCGCAAATACCTACGCCGATGGCCTCGGACATGGCTTTCAGCGTCACAAGTTTCGATATGCGAACATCTCGTAGTCGTGTTCCTCGTGCTTTCACAGGCCAGCCTCCTTGATGAACTGAGACGGCTCTTTTTCGTGGAGCAGGACAAGCCGTTTTCGGGCGCGGGTAAAGGCGACATATGCCAGCCGGCGTTCTTCTTCGAGGTGCTTTTCACGGATGGAACGGTTTTTTGGGAATTCGCCCTGGTCGAAACCGACGACATAGACGACATCCCATTCCAGCCCTTTGGCGGCGTGAGCGGTCAGCAGAGTGACCCGGTTATCGACACCCTTTTCCAGCTCGGTGTGCATGTCCTTGCCGGCTTGATATTCGAGCCACTGAGCCGGGGTCATGGTCGCGCAGTTGATAGCCAAAGTTTCGATGAATTCCTGATCGAGGTCAGCGATAAATTCCCGCCAGTTGCCGGCTAAACTCAGAATTGAAACGCGGTTCATGGCCTCACGCATCTGCGCGATTTCGTTATCGGGGTTTTCGTCGCAGTAGGTCGCCCACATGCCCATTCCGCGATGAGCGGCCCGGCCTTGCAGAGTCCGCAAACCTTCAGGGTTGACATCGAAGAACCGGAGCCCCTGGGAGTAGAACGCCAGGTCATCAGACGGATTGACGGCCATCCGGACCGCTGCATGGAACAGTTTCCAGCTGTCCGAACTTTCGATTCCTTTGGTTTTTGCCCCGACCTTGAACGCGGGAATTTCCTTCACATTGGCGGCTTCAAGGCAGGTTTCCAGAATCCCGTGCGTGCGACCGATGACGGCTATCTGTTCGGGTTTGTTGAAGCAGATCTCATCAGCCAGCATTTTGGCCAGGCGATCCGGGCCGCCCTGAATAACTTCTATTTCGCCGCCCTCGATCACGGGAATCAGGGTCTTTTCGATCCGGTCCTTGTTGTGCTCAATGAGGCTGTTTGCGGCCTTAACGATGGGTGTTCCGCATCGGAAGCATTCTTCCAGCCTGATAACTTCGGCGCCCTGGTGGGCCTTTTCGAAATCGAGGATGATCCCGAGATCCGCGCCGCGCCATCCGTAGATTGCCTGGTCAGGATCTCCTACCGAATACAGATTCTTCGGGTTGATGGCTTCATGAAGCGTATATTGCTGATGATCAGTATCTTGATACTCGTCCACGAAGATGTACTCGAGTTGATTCCGATAATGAAGAAGAGCCTCGGGGCATTCCCTGAACAGTCGCAAGACTTCGATGAGCAGCTGATCATAGTCCATGGCATTACACTGCCGGAGCCGAGACCAGTATTCCCGGAGAATCCGCATGATGTTCGGGTCGTTCGGCTCGGTGCCGTCATGTGCCAGTTCCTGTTTCGCTTCGGCCAGGGCTTTTTTCGTTCCCTTCCAGCCATATTGATTTACGACGGATTCGAACAGCGCTTCGGCTTCCTCTGGCTGAACAACCGATATTGCCTGGCCGCTGGTTGTTCGGTATCCGATACGTTCGCCCCACTTGGTCAGGATTCGATAGCTGACAGAATGGAATGTGCCCGTCCAGATCCGCCGGGCCACCGCGCCGATCTTCAGCGTAAGCCGGTCCTTGAGTTCGTTTGCGGCCTTGCGGGTGAAGGTCAGGCAGAGAATTGAATCAGGCCGTGTGCCATGGTCGATCAGCCGTGCGATTCGATTTACGATGGTGGTGGTTTTACCCGAGCCGGCGCCGGCCACGTTGAGAATAGCGGATGATGTAGATTCGATAGCTCGAAGTTGCGACGGGGTTGCAGTCAATTCGCGCCTCCCATCTTCATGACGGTCCAGGCGACGTCGAAGTCTGGCTTCGGCTCGTGGCACGTCGCGAGAATGACCTGGTCGAATCCGATCGCACCGCACGCAGCGGCGACGGAATCAAGACGGTTTTGGTCTGCCTCTGCCATTTCGAGCAGGCAGACACTCGGCCGGCCACATCTGGCGATCTGGAGAGATGCGACCAAGGCGCATAGAATGACCAGCTTTTCACCGCCGCTAAGGGTGTCGAATGAGATCCGCACGCAGTTTTTCACTACTCCAAAATCAACCTCGGGCTTGCCCTTGTCGTTCACGATCTGGAGATAGGCGTCATACATAGGGAATGCAGCAGAAACAGCTGTGCGGAAGGGAGAGATGATCGCTGAGGTTGCCTTTTCAAGAAAGATATCTCGGGCTTTCTTGAGGTCGCGAATCAGGCTCTTGAGATCGTCGAGCTTCTTTTCGGCGTCCTGGCGGTCCTGCTCAGCTCGAATGCGCGTCTCGGATACCGACTGTGCGGCCGTGAATTTTTTGATGGAGTCCTGGATCTCTTTCTTTTGGACCCGAAGGCCGTCAATACGGGCTGTCAGAATCACGGTCGATTCGACCGCCGGCATCTCTGTGTCAGCTTCAGCCTTTTCAAGATCGGCCTGCATTGTTTTCAGCGTCGATTTGTAAGACTCGACCGCATCGGTAAGAACCCTGATTTCGGTGCCCAGCTCCTTGCGGATGGTGGCATTATTGATGCCCTGCTCGACATCCCGAATTTGAGCGGCTGATTTGCTTTGTTCCTCCTGCAGGACTTCGAGTTCGCCCTCGAGGCCGGCCGCCTTGAAATCCCAATCGTCCAGAGTGTCGCCCAGAAACTCCGCGTCAGTGCTGCAGGTCGGACATTGTTTATGATCGCGGATGGACTTGATGCCATCGCGAAGGCGCTTGATTTCCGGTCGGATAGCCGACATTCGATCCCGGATCCCCGCGTCTTGATTCTGCAGTTTGCGCAATTCATCAGGGGTGCGTTCCGCGCCGATCGCAGCCAGACGCCCGTTCAGATCCCCGATTTTGCTCGTGGTGTCGGCAAGCTTCTGTTTCCCCTGTTTTATCTGGTCGGTCAGGCGCTGCCGATGGGTCATCTTCGCCGAAGCCAGCTTCGCGCGCTCGTCGTTCTTGGCCTGTTCGCTCGTGAGCTTTTCAAGATCCGCTTCAGCAGTCCGAAGCTTTTCCTGCCATTCGGCAAGGGTCCCGGCCGGTAGTTGGTTGTCCTGTCCCATGAGTCGTTTGATGTTCGCCTGACAGAGTTCGACTTCTTTTTTGAGAATGCTTTCTCGTTCCGCCAGGATGGTGAACACCTTATCGAGGGGCTCTTCATAGTTGATGGACTGTCCGGCTACTTTCTCGATGTCAGCGAACAGGTCCGGAGCAACCGGCCCGACAGTCATCTTGAGATTGTCGGACAGCCACGCAGCGCGCTTATCACCGGAGAGAGTCAGGAATTCATTCGGATGGAGCGATTCGGCCGGCATGACCAGAGCCGGGGGAGTGCAGTAATCAGCGGCTTTCGTTTCTTTGCCATTGACACTGATGGTCTGAGTTACAGCCGAGCCCTTTTTCTCGAAACGCCGGGTGATGATTGTCCCATCTTCGAGCGTACCGGTGACTTCCGTTGTTTTTCCAGACGCCAGTAGGTGAGTCGCAGCCGGAGCTTTGCCGAGGCCGGTGTACCCGGTTACAAGAATGCGGTAAGCATCGAGCAATCCTGATTTGCCGGAACCGTTCGGACCTGTCATGACCGTGCGAGGAGTGAGGGAAAAAGTTCCGTTCAGGCCCTTAAAGTCTCTCAAAATAATATTGGTCAGCATATTTCACTCCTTCACGGCGGCGGCCGCGTTGTAACGGGTGAAGAACTCGGCGACCTTGGCCGCGTCTGCTTTCCGGAGAGCGGCGAAATCATCGAAGTTCATCTCGTCGCGTACTTTGCAGGCGATCTTCCGGTTCGTGTTCTTATCGTTCAAGAACTTGGTCAGATCCTGTGGCTGTTCGGTTGCCTCTGCGGGTGTTCCGGTATTTTTGGCGGCAGTCGATGACGTCCGCTGTTTGGCGACATATTCACGCGCTGTAATGAGGCTTTCATGGGGCATAATTTCGATAGATCCACAAGTATTACAGCCGTTCATGGGCTCTGATACGGTCATGACGGCATTGCAGTCCGCGCATGTGTAGAATCTGAGTTGGGATTTTGTAGCTGTTGTTGCAGGAGGTTCTTCGACCTGGGTTCCGTCATCGATAACCGGGGTCTGAATCTCGGAAGGGTCGGCCTCGGCGTGCGTTTCATCGACGATTTCGGCTTCGGTGGTCACGTCGGTGACGCCAGTTTTCTCTATTTTCACCGCTAGGTTTGCGGCATCTTCGCCGGCGGCGATTCTGTCGGCCATCGCCACGATATCGTCACGCTTCTGTTTGGGATTCGCGTCGGCCGTGAAGCCGTAAACGAAAACATGGGCCTTGGCGCTCTGAACCTTCTTCCCGTAGTCTTCGGTGACATTCAATTCGGTCACGATCGGGGTCTTCGTCGCGATCGCAGGGTGTTGGGCCAAAAGGAGACGGTTGAGGATAGTTCCGGCTGACCGGTCGAGGAAGCGCTGTTTCTGGCTGAAACTCTCGAATGCTGCCTGGATTTCAGGATGCGAAATATTCACCCAATAACCGAGATCTCCAGTCAGTGCCACGAAATGCCAGGAACCCTGAGCCTTGACTACGGTTGGTTCTTTATCTATGACGCGGTTTCTGCCCCATTTGCCATTGTCGTTGTAATACGTGATTTCATTGGGGCGCTGGTCTCGGGTTCCCATCATTCCCAGGCTCGGGTGCTTCTTGATCTTCGCCTGAAGTTCCTGAACAAGGAGCGTGGGCAGGTTCACGAAGATGGTCTTGTCGATCGCAACGAGGTTTCCGGTGGGGCTATACCCGATCGCCAGTCCGCGGATGAACATGCTGGTGATGCTGCCGGTCTTTTCGTCCCGCTCGAAATACGGGTTGCCTCGTTCGCTGCCATCCTGTGCCATGAGGGTTTTCGGGCGAATGATCTCGATGCCAGAATACTGATTGATGAAGTCGTAACCTTCACCCAAGATCATCGCCTTCTGTTCGGGTCCGGCCGGAAACGCGAAGTGCTTCCCGTATTCCAGATTCACCTTCACCTTGAAGGCCCGTTTGGTCTGGCCGGCTTCAGTCAGGAAAAAAGCCTCACCGTCGCCCAGCTTCGCGATCATCTGATTCTGCCGCATCATGCCAACGACCTGGCCGAAGAAGTCGGGGTTCTTCAGCAGTTCGGGAACCGCTGGCAGGTTTGTGCTTGTGGTGGTATGTGTGCCTTCCATGTTATGATTACCTCTGTTGTATTGCTTGGTCCCGGCAGTCTGAAGCCGGGATTTTTTTTGAGGAGAAAAGAGCATGAAACGGTATTTTTTTCACGGGGATAAGTCAGACAGCGAGATTGATTCGTATTACTGCCGAGGCTGTGATGCCTTTGTCGGTGCAGAACATTTTCAAAAGACGAGTCACGATCTCACTCATGAACAACTGCTTAACTCGTCCTACGAGTATTTCAAGCTCTATTCAAAGACTGAGTGGCATCGGCCAAAGAGCGTGATAAATCTTTTGGAGACCCCCGTAGGCAAATCTCGATAACGGCCTCTTTACCGTCCAGCATTTTCAATGTCTCTTCCGATGGGTCTATCTCGATCGCCTTTTCCGGATATTCAGATCCAATGAAGGAAACAGTCACGCCGAGAGGGCGTAATGCTTTTGCGATAGCGGCGGCAAATATCGGTCTCGCTTCACCTTGATTGCCTATTATTTTGATGGTTGCCATTTCAAATCTCCGTTCTGACGGTGTTGTAGTCCGGCTCGCATCTCCCCGCGTCCGGGGCGCGCCTTCCGGCCAGTCGAGGCCTCAAAGCTGCTGGCGGATTCGAACCGCCCGCGCCGGGTCATGCGGCCCGGTTCTCTCCTGGTGCAGCCGGTGCGTGTTTTTTCTCAACCTGGATCAGGGCCGCTTCCCAAATGTCGGAGGCTATGACGTTCGTTCCGGCCAGTTCTGCGGCCTCGTCCATGCGCTCATGCAAAACGTGCTGAAACATCGCTGTAACTACGTTCAGATCAGATTGCGGCATGTATTTAGTTCCGAATAAATACGGGGTCACTAGCGGAAGTATTTCCTGGCACAGCCGCATGTGATGGACGGGGACGTTATTCATCATTGGTTCTGCCCCCTCGCCTCGAACGGCCGTATGCCTTGAGGGCCTTGCGAAATTCATCGATAGACTGTTTCAGGGCTCCGCCGATCGTGCCGGACGGATCAAGAACCTTGCCCTGCCTGGAGTGGATTTTCGGGATATTCAATTCGACCAGTTCCCGCCCAAACGCCGTGAGAGTGGCTGGCTGTTCAATCCGTTCTCGGCTGCACCAGATCAGGTATGCCTGATATAGGTCTGATGACAGACAGCAGATCCTCGGGATCGGAAGCCGATCATCATTCCACCGATCGATGAAACAGGCCACAGACTCGTGCCTGATGCCGGCGCTGATCTTCACACCGAATTCCCTGGCAGCCTTGATAGCTGCACGACGCAGGGTGGATTCCGGTATGCCGAAATCGCGGAGTAATTCGAGAGCCTGCCTGGTTTCCTCGATGGATGCGGGCGGTGTCTTCATTTCTCTCTCCTCAATTTAGAATGGCGATTTACTGGTGACGACTCCGGCCCTGATGAGCTTGACAACCTCATCCCGCGAAAAGAGAGGCCGCTTTCCCCCCGGGATGCGGGAAGAATCCTCAAGAAGATCGCGGACATGCTTGTCAACGTGGTCTGTGCCGCATCCGAGAAAGATCGCCAGTTCCTCACGAGTGAGCCAGGGCTTTGTTGCAATCGCGGCTCCCCTGATGACTGCATCTTCGTAGGTCATTTCGAGGCTACCTGCGGGATGAGCCGCTCAGTCAGCGCCTCGATGGCTACTGCGGACATTGACCGGTTGCTCTCTATGCTTACCCGCTCGATTTCGGCTTTCAGTGCCGGCGGCAACCGGAGCGTAAACGAGAACGTCAGCGCTGCTGGAGCTTTTACTTTTTTCATTGCGTCCTCCTTGCGGATAAAAGATGAGCCCCGAGGGTGAGCAAGCACCCCCAGGGCTCATCACACATGCAGGCACGAAGCCCGCGAGTGTGCTATAGTGAACGCCTCCGGCTTGCTCCGGGGGCGTCCGGCGATTCGTCGTCGGCCGTGTGGTTTGGCCGCTTCTGACTCTTGGCAGGGATGGAAGCGGCCCTTTAATTTCCCTTGACTTTATTCAAGTCGCGGTTCATGTTTTGAAGTAACTGATTACATAAAGATAATATCAGGTTAGCTAACATTTGTCAAATATTATTAGTTTAGCCTATAGAGAGGGTTTGCATGAACCTAGGACAGCGAATCAAGCATCACAGGAAGAGGATAGGGAAAACTCAAACTGAAATAGCTGAATTGGTCGGCACTTCCCAGGAAACAATATCGACTTGGGAAAGAAATGTTTACGAGCCTTCCCAGGAAGATATCAATAAGCTTGCCGCTATATTCGGCGTGACAGTCCACGATCTCATTCCGCTAGACACAGATACCAGAGAAGAAAAAAATGAAGCTCCTGGCGCCGCACAGGATAGCAGCCTGACGACCGGCGCTGGCATCGTCCGCATTCCCTTTTACGACGTCAAAGCCTCGGCTGGCCATGGCTGTTTCGCAGACACAGAAAAAGTCGAGACATATCTAGCCATGCAAGAAGAAATAATCAGAGCGGTGTTGCCAGGAAACCCGTCCCGCCTGGCCATTATCCAGGCATCTGGTGACTCGATGGAGCCGACTATTATGTCGGGAGAGATGTTGATACTGGACACGCAGGAGAAGAAAGTCGGGGTTGACGGGCTTTACGTGATCAGGCTGAACGACGCCATAGCCGTTAAACGCGTCCAGCAAATATCCGGCGGGCAGGTGAATGTCATATCGGATAACCCGCGATACAAAGAACAGCACTTGACGACGGAGGAAATCATTGTGTGCGGGCGCGTTGTTGCGGTTGCGTCGGTGAGGAAGGCGTGACAGCTGGCAGGAGAAGAAACAATGGAAGTCCTCATCCCGGTTGCGGTATTGCTTATAGCGTTTATATTGTGTTCAATATTGATATTCTTTGTTTTTCGAGAATTGATCCTCTGGTATTGGCGTATCAATGAGGCTGTAGACGCTATAATCGAAACAAAGAACAGCATCAAGGTCATCAGGCAGTTCTGCGACAACGAAGCGCAATCAAAATCAGCTAAATATACAGAGAAATAATAAATATGAAGCTACTGGACTCATTCAAGGAGAGTAGCAATGCTTGCGATTATTGGTTTTCTTTGTTGGGCTTCTGGGGTTTTGATCTGGGTTGGCAGCGCCAGCGCTATTCATGAGATATTGGCGGCGGTCATCGTCCTGAATGGCACTGTTCTCGTAGCCGCGAATCAGATCACGTCGTATCTCAGCAGTTGTATCGAGGCCATCCGGTCATCTGGACCCAAGGCCGACCCGTGGAAGGACATGAGTAGCAAACCTTCTGGCAACTCCCTGCTTGGCAGCTGAGACTATGGATATAGCAGCGGGGTCCGTTTCCCTTGTCTTTGTTTTACTCATCACCTTCTTAATCTTCTGGGTCTGTCGGGAGCTGATTCTATGGTATTGGAAAATCACCGAGGCCGTCGGGCTCCTGGCCGATATACGGAATGACCTGAAAACGATCCGGCTTTCCCTGGACGACGATGCAAAAATGCGCCTTCAGGTTCCACCGCCAGGGGTCGTATACAGCAACTCCCGGATGAAACTCCCCGATGCGGTCATGCCGGTTTTTAAGGACTGAGGCTCGAGCTTTTTCGCCGTCTGACTGTATCAAAATTGTATCAAAATGGCATGAAAAATGATGAAAAATGATGAAAAATAAACAGTGAAACCCGCATAAACACTGCATTCTTGCGGCTCTAATTCAAGTCCCGCTCCCGGCACTCAAGGTATACGCACGGCCTTCCGAAAGGGGGGCCGTGCTTACTTTCAGGTGATCCTGAAAAACATCGATCCGAAGGCCGATCATTTCAAACGCGGCCTTGAGGTCAGAGCCCTCGGCGGTAAGCAGCCGCGAACGAGCGACGCCAAGGATCTCCTCGATGTCACCGAGCCCGCTTTGCTCCATGCGCTTCGTGGCGTCGGCTGTTTCCTCGATCTCTCCGAGCGACGTCATCACCTTTGCCCGGTCCTCCTGCAGGGAAGTCAGCTTCGGTTTCACCAGGTCGCGGGGAAGCTCTCCCAGGGAAAGCTCAGTGAGCAGCGTTTCGATTTGTCGCTCGAGCGTGGCAAGCCGTCGTTTCAGGGCTGGTATTTCCTGCACCCTGGTCTTCACCTGAGCCGTCGAATCGGCGACATACTCCCGGACGGCCTCTTCCATCGCTTCCCTGGTGAGAAGTTTTTCGACCAGGACGCGGCGGATCTGGCCGACCAGTTTGCTCTCCTCGGGCCAGTTCGTATTGTCGCAGGTATGCCGGTTCCGGTTCGCGCAGCAGAGCCGGTAATCGTTCCTCAGTTTCGATCGCACGATGAATGCTCCACCACACTTCCCGCAGAAGATCATGCCGGCGAACGGATGAGCGCTTCCGATAGTGCGAATGCTTTTGCGCGTCGAGCTGTTCTCCTCGAGGCGATGCTGGACGGCCGCCCATGTATCCCGGTCGATGATGACAGGCACCGCGGTATCGCATGCCGCCCCGGCTTCGGCGTTCCATTCCGACCGGCCGTAATAGACCGGATACCGGAGCAGGTTGTGGAGCATCGACGGCGACCATGCTGACGCCTTGCGGGGCTTCCACCCGTTTTCCCTGAACTCTGAAATGATCGCCTTCAATCCGACGCCATCGAGATACCTGGTGAAGAGATGCCGGACCACCCGGGCCTCGTCGTCGTTGATCTCCAGCTTTGTCCGTTCCTTCCCGGTTTCGGCGTCCATCACCCGGATGTTGCGATACCCATACGGGGCCATGCCGCCGTTGCGGAATCCACGGCGGGCGTTCGTGGTCATGCCTGATTTGGTTTCAATGGCCAGGTTCTCGGAGTAGAACGCGGCAACCGCTTCAACCACCACCTCGAGCAGGCGGCCGGTGGCGGTGTCTGTGTCGATATCCTCGCGGGCGCTGACCACCTTGATGCCAATGCGGCGGAGCATGGTCTTGTAAACGCGAGAGGCGGTAACGTCCCGGGCGAACCGGTCGAACTTGCGAACCATCAGCACATCCCAGGGCCGAGGCGCGACCTTGGCATCACGGATCATTCGCTGGAAATCCGGGCGGGCCTCGACCTTCCCCGATTGCGCGGTATCAACGTATTCCTCGACGATCGCGCAGCCTGGCCAGAGCTTGCTGGCCTTGTCAGTGCATTCGATACGCTGGGTCTCGATCGTCGCGTCGTCTTGCTGATCGCTGGAATATCGCAGATACAGGGCAACTTTGGTTGTGGTCATGGTGTCTCTCCTTGGTAAAAACGCCCCGGAGCTGGTCGCGGCCTTGATCGTTGGCCGAGATTACTGTCCGGGGCATAATCGTGCAAAAGCGTTTTATGCCGCGATGGCTTCTCTTATGGTTCGCGAGTCTGAAAGCGGAAGAAGCATCGACACATCCTCGATGCGCTTCAGATCTTCGTCGTGGTAGATGTCGCGTCGATCATCGTAGATGGTGATCTTCTGATTTTCCCAGGAAGAGAGGTCATACCAGCGCTTGAATATATCGACGGATTTGCTTTGAACCTGGGAAGTATTCATTCCGTAAAGAGTCATAATTGCGCTTTCAGTGCTTCTTCCATGAACAAGAAAATCTATTTTTACCGGTTTATTATATTTTCCAGGTATTTCGATGCCGGATTCGAATTGAAGATCTGTCTCTGCGATGATCTCCTCAACCTCGTCGACAGCCTGAGATTGAATGCTGGCACGCCTGGTGAAATACAGATCGGAAACTCTGATGCATGCTTGGCCGAGCCGAAGAATCGACGTTGTCAGTTCTCGCTCGCCTGGAACTTCAAGGGACAGCGCCCCGCCGTCGCTCTTCGCTCCGTAAATGCGTAGAACATCCTCGATGATCTGCTGGCGTTTATTCGACGTCCACGGCTTAACCATCGCCGAGATCAGCCATGCGGTCGTCTGACCGAAGTCGGTGAGGATCAGCTTAGGGAACAACGTCGGGTCGTGCTTCACGAACACATCGATCGACGATCCGTCAGGATACGACAGGCCCGTCTCGATTCGGACATGGCCGACTCCGACCTGGTCGATCTGCCGAACGAGCTGGAAGCCAGCCAGTTCCTTCTGAATAGATTCGAATGTCATTATTTTGCACCATCCGGCGGCGTCAGCGTTCCCGTGTGCTGTATTTTCGCCATATTCAGAAAATAGTCGAAAAGGTCACGAAAAGCCAGATGAGAAACGTGCGAAAAGTCCAGAACATTGTCGGGGAGATTTCGGTCAGGGCATCGATCCGTCTGGAGAGAATGTTTGTGTGACCGTCCGGATTCCCGGTGATTATGCCCGCCAACGTCCAGTCGACAGATCGGGCCGATCGGAGTCGAGACGTTGAAGGTGGTCGCGCCGATCTCGGGGTTATACGTGATGGACAGCCGGGCGTCCATATTGCGGTCGTTCTTGATGGCTACTTCGGCGATCAACAACGGCGACGCGGCGCGCTTTGCGGTAAATCGAATGTCATCCGTGATGAGCTTCCCAGGGAGGTCTCTGAGTTCTTCAAAGTCTTCGCGATTCATATTTCCTCTTCACACTGAATTCTTCACGCTCCATACTTCGCATGGGGCTGGCGACGGAGGAGGCCTTTTTCTTGGGCTTTCGGAATGCTCCGATCCAGATCCATTTGCAGACGATCCTGGCGGCGTCCTTGCCGGGCGTGATCTACTCATCCAAATACCTTAGGGCGATTGTTGGGCCAATCAATATAATTAGAGCTATTATATAATTGTATTCCATGTAGAACGGTGGCCAATCGATAGGCGTATTTTCCGGCAACGGCCTGCATGTTTCGCAGCTCGTGTAGCCATGCTTGACTGCCTTCCAGAATGGAACCATGACGGTTCTTCCGTAATAATGACGCTGCCTGTGATATCGCTCGCCCTTCTTGGTGACGTAAACAGCTGGATGCTTTGCCTCGAGTGCAGACATCCATTGCCCGTAGTCGTCCTGGGTCGACACATAAAAGAGCATGGCAACCGTAAGCGATATCAGGAAGGCAGCGAGAGAAGGACTGACGTTTCGGTCGTATGTCATGGCATTGCATTATCTATAAATTTTATCTTCAGTCACCCAATATTATTTTATTTATTTTTCCACTAACCAGGAAACTAGATTGTGGCTTTATTGAACAGTCGATGTCTAAGGAAATATTCTCTTCGCTGGTTACCGCTTCGATTTTGATTGGGATAAACTCTACATTCTCTACGAGTATTACTAGAAAGCAAGAAATAAATAATTTATTTACATTTTCAAATTTTAATATTTCTTCTTCAGCAATTTCGCAATTTAGTATTACGTCCTCAAAATTAGAGTTAATTGAGTTTCCAATTAGATAATACTTTCCATTTTTTTGATAAACATTCTCAATAAAAAAATCCCCATAAACCGTCTTGCCCAACATTTCTCTTTGAAATTTAAATGCCAAACATCCTGTCGCTATAGATTCTATCTGCTTTGCATATGGAAATTCTTTTAATATGCTGATTGTGTTTTGCTTGTCTTTTTCTAATGTAATTGTTTTTGTTTTGTTATCTGAGTTACATCCTATTGCGAGTATTGCAAAGATGAATATCAATAATCTTACATTCATTTCTTCTTCGGCCTCCGAAACGTCCCGACCATCACGCCCTTGCAGACGATCTTAGTTTCGTCGCCTGGGGAAAATATCTTGGGCGAATAGGCTGAATTGTCACTGATGAGCGCCACCTCTCCGGTTGGCTCGCGGCGAAACCTCTTGCAAACGCAGGCGGCCCATCCATCGACACAGAAGCAGCCGACCTCTCCGCTTGGGCACTCCGTGACTTGTTTGAATAAGACATATTCACCATCCCTGATCCATGATTCCGCTCCAAACATGGAGTCTCCGGAAGCGACCAGGCCGAATGTTGTTTCGTCGTCGTAGATGTCCATGAACAGCTCATCGACTTTTTCGCCGGAGGCCGGAAGGTTTGGGTCGAGATTGCAGGCAATCGAGGAATATATGGGGATGGGGCGCTTTCTGGGAGCGACGGGGATTGCGCCGGGCGGGAGCTTCATCTTTTCTACCTCTGCGATGATCTGAGATGGCAGGAAACCGGGATGGTCTTTTGCCTCGGTCAGAATCTTGTCGAGCCAGTCCCGGATGGCCTTGGTAGCCTCGTCCGGGGCTGGCTGTTCCGTCCCCGGTTCTTTGATCTGGCCTTCCCACCAGTCCTTGGCATTCCCGTCGGCGCGATCGCGGGCGGCGGCGAAGAGAAACTTGCGCGTGGTGTCAGGGGAAAGGTTCAGCTTGCGGCAGGCATCGATGATGATGTCGTCGGAAAAGGTTGCCTTTTTCCCAGCCAGAACGTCGCGAAGATATTGATAGTTGATTCCGCTTTTATCGGACATCTGAACGTATGTTTTCAGCCCAAGGCGCTGAAACTCAAAAGATAACAGCTCTCTGAATGACATGCCCATACCTCCTGATTTTATAAGTGTTTCAAGGGTGTGTCATCTATTTTATGTAATTAGTTTAATTTATATTGACATAAATCAAGCGACTTGGTATATTCTTGGTGTGAGGTGCAAAACATGAAACGTATCGACCTGATTCCGATGGAAAAAGCCATCGAAAGAATGCGCGAGATCATTGGTGATATTATCTCTCGCGCTACCTACTACAACCTCGCAAAACGTGGACAGATAAAGTGTAT